AGGGTCACGTGTCGCAGGTAAAAATGAAATACATAGGCGTTTACAAATAGATGAGTTCACTGAAAAGCCTCGCCTTGTATTCATGGATAACTGTACTAACACTATAGCACAGCTTCCTAGTATTCCTCTGGACAAGAAAAATCCAGAAGATGTAGATACCAAAGCAGAAGATCACTTGTATGATGCGCTTCGTTATGGTATAATGACAAGACCACGTAGCAGCATTTGGGACTTTAATCCTGCAACACAGCGCACAGGTTTCCAAGCCAGTGACACAACATTTGGGTATTAAGAATGGCAGAACAAGAAGAGATGTTTGAGACAGATGAAGTCATTGCTGCAGAAGACAGTACTGACAGTATCTTTGAGGAAAAGTCTAGCGTAGTAGCATTTGTTGAGGAACGCTACCGTCGAGCAGATGATGCACGTGACGCAGACGAAACCAGATGGCTACGAGCCTACAGAAACTATCGGGGTTTGTACGGATCAGATGTACAATTCACTGACACAGAAAAGTCACGTGTGTTTGTTAAGGTTACTAAGACTAAAACCTTAGCGGCATATGGTCAGATTGTAGACGTACTGTTTGGTAATAACAAGTTCCCCATGTCAGTCAATCCTTCTGTACTACCAGATGGCGTAGCTGAGTCTGTACATATTAACATTGACCCTAATGCTGCAGCAGCAGGAGAGCAACTTAACTCTGCGACAGAACAGAAACCTGCTACACCTTATCTTATTGATGGAGACACTAAGCTACAGCCGGGAGAAACATTAGTTGACCTACAGACACGCTTAGGCAGTCTTAGTGCTAAACTAGAATCTGTATCTGATAAGATTGTTGAGGGTGATGGTACTACACCTACTACAGTAACATTCCATCCTGCTATGGTTGCAGCTAAGAAGATGGAAAAGAAGATACATGATCAACTACAGGAGTCAGGCGCTTCTGTACATCTACGCTCTATGGCGTTTGAGATGGCTCTTCTAGGCACAGGTGTTATGAAAGGGCCATTCGCTGTAGATAAGGAGTATCCTAACTGGAACGAAGAAGGTGAGTATGACCCTGTAGTTAAGACCGTTCCTGAGTGTAGTCACGTAAGCGTGTGGGATTTTTACCCTGACCCAGAGGCTAAGTCTATGGATGAGGCTGAGTATGTTGTAGAGCGTCATAAGATGTCACGTACGCAATTACGTGCGTTAAAGAGCCGTCCTTACTTTATGGATGATGCAGTTCAACTAGCTGTAGACAAAGGACCAGACTACACCCAAAAGCATTGGGAAATGTCTATGGAAGATGATGACACTCAGCCTACCTCTGAGCGTTGGGAAGTCCTAGAGTTTTGGGGCTACGTAGATACTGAGGTTCTAAAAGAGCATGGGGTGTCTATTCCGTCTGAGTTGTCTGGCCTAGATGAGGTAAACTGTAACGTATGGATTTGTAACGGTGAAGTACTACGCTTTGTACTTAACCCATTCAAGCCTACACGTATCCCTTACTATGCTGTGCCTTATGAGCATAACCCTTACTCATTCTTTGGGGTAGGTATTGCAGAGAATATGGATGATACACAGACCCTTATGAATGGGTTTATGCGTATGGCGATAGATAATGCTGCCCTTTCGGGTAACTTAATCATTGAGGTTGATGAGACTAACCTTGTGCCGGGACAAGACTTATCTGTATACCCCGGAAAGGTATTCCGTAGACAGGGCGGTGCAATGGGTCAGGCCATCTTTGGCACTAAGTTCCCTAACGTAGCAAGCGAAAACATGCAACTCTTTGATAAGGCTAGGGTATTAGCAGATGAAAGTACTGGCTTCCCTTCTTTTGCACATGGTCAAACTGGTGTATCGGGTGTGGGCAGAACGGCATCTGGTATTAGTATGCTCATGTCTGCTGCTAATGGTTCTATCAGAACTGTTGTAAAGAACGTAGATGATTACCTTATTAGACCTTTAGGTAAGGCATTCTTTTCTTTCAATATGCAGTTTGACTTTGATGAGTCTATTCGTGGAGACTTGGAAGTAAACGCTTCTGGTACAGAAAGCTTGATGGCTAATGAAGTACGCAGTCAACGTTTAATGCAATTTTTACAGGTTGCACAGAATCCAGTACTTGCACCTTTCGCAAAAATGGATTATATTATACGTGAGATTGCAAAGAGCATGGACCTCGACCCTGATAAGGTTACTAACTCCATGCAGGATGCAGCCATACAAGCGGAGATACTAAAAGGATTTCAAGCACCTGCGCCTACACCAGAGCAAGGTGTACCTTCACCAGAAGGGCAAGGGCCACAGGCTGTAGCAGATACATCGGGTGGTGGTGGATCACAAATAGGTATAGGTACTGCACCTACACCGGGAGAACAAGGATTTACAGGTAATGAGCCTCAAGCAATGGGTCAATGATAAGAACGCTATGGAAGAGTTCGTGCAGCATATAGATGATCAAATCTCTATTCAGCATAAGATGATGGAACAGGCTAATGACCCTACATCTGTATATAGGGCGCAGGGTGCTATCTTTCAACTGAGGAAGATGAGACTATTAAAGGAGACTGTCAATGGCGGTTGATGATCAAACGGAAGAGGCTCTAGGTTGGGCTGCAGAGGGTGCTAAGTATGCACAAGAGTATACACCAAAAGACATAACCCTAAAGGATGCCGCTACGTTTGTCGCAGAAGCCACGCCTATTATAGGTGATGCTATGGCAGCTAAAGAAGTATATGATGAGTTACAGAAAGATGACCCTAATTACTACTTAGCAGGTGCGTTAGGTGGTGCTGCAGTTATAGGTCTTGTGCCGGGATTAGGTGACGCTGCAGCTAATGCGATAAGGGCAGGTGCTAGAAAAGTTGTAGATATAGGTAAGCGCATTGAGGTTGACCCTAATACTATAGGATCATTAGGTGGTAACATTAAGTTAAAACCACCTGTAGAAGAAGCTACACCACAGCTTTCTAATATCGAATACCAAAAGAAGATGGCTGAGTTTGATAAAACAGAAACTGCTGATGATTGGCAAAACACTGTTAGCGCATATGTAACGGAATCAAGAGATGTTAACCCTACTGTACGAACACCTGAACTAGAAGATTCAACTAAAGATTTAATTGATGGTAAGATTACTAGAGAGCAGCACTTACAGAACGTAGATAAGTATAAACCTGTTGAAGCTTGGGATGCATTACCTAGAGAACCATCAAGCAAAGCTACTGTGTTTTCTTTAAAGCCAGACCAAAGAGAAAAAGGTAAGTTCATACTACCTGACAAAGCAGTTAAAAATTTAAATGTAGAAAAGTCAGCACTAAAAGTAGGTGATAAGTTTAACGGTAGGTTAGACATCCCTGCCTATAATCGCTTTGATACATGGATTGTAGCAGGTACATCTACTGCTGAAAAAGGTGTAACGCATTACGCTAAAGCTATTCACTACAAAGGTGTAGATGATAAGCCTGTAAGATTCCTAGCTTCTACTAAAAAATCTGAAAAAATTGGTACAGGAGAAGAGGGTAAAACAGGTTACGCTACAGTATCAGGTGAAATAAAAGACCTAGATGTAGAAGCGATACGTGATAAAGCTGCTAAGCTTTTAGAAGACCCTGAGTGGACACAAGTAGGTTTTGACCCTCGCAGACAGGGTGGCTTCTACGTAAGATCAGGTGAAAATAAACACATACCTGTACGTGAAGCAAGTGAAGTAATACAAATAGGTCCACTTGTTTTAGCTAAGAATGCTAAACTTGATATGGAATATACAGGATACAATGAAGGTGGACTTGCAATGGACGATCAAATGGAAATGGTATTTAAGTCCTCAAGAGGCTATGCTCTAGGTGGTGCAGTAGAAGAAGTAGACCCTGTGTCAGGCAATGAAGTACCTACAGGTTCATTACCAAAAGAAGTACGAGATGATATACCTGCTCGACTAAGTGAAGGTGAATATGTTGTACCTGCAGACGTAGTGCGTTACTACGGTGTTAAATTCTTTGAAGACCTACGCAGTCAAGCTAAGATGGGTTTTGATACTATGGAAGCCAATGGTCGCATAGGTGGTGAGCCTATGGGCATGGAGATAGTAGAACCAGAAGATATGAAGTTTGATATGTCTGAGCTAGAGGTTGTAGATGATGGTGTAATGGGTTTTAACGAAGGTGGTTTTGTTGATGAAGGTGGCGCTCTAGGCTTAGGCTCAGAAGGTATTGGACTTAGTAGCGGCGAAGCATCAGCAGGTATAGAGACACGTGCGTACACAAATGATGCAGGTGACATTATCTATATTATGTTTATAGGTAACACACCCATGATGGCTATACCTGATGGTTACTATCCTTTAGAAGAGGCCAAGAAAGAAGAGCCTAAAGAAGAACCTAAACCTAAAGCCAGAGATAGAGGACCGTCTACACCAGTAGTAGCACCTGAACCTATTGATTATAAGAGCTTGACTTTACAAGAACTAACAGATATGGTAGATGATCAGCAGAGTGTCACAGGTGACGTTGCTGCAGGTATCTTTGGTGTAGTTAATCCTTTGTTGGGTGTAGCAGTTAAAGGTGCTATGTGGCATCAGGCGCAGCAGATTGAGAATGAAATAAAGCGCAGGACTACTATGGAAGGTATTACAGAAGAAGACCTAGCTTCTTATACTAACTTGTTAGAGATAATGGAGAAGGATAAACCTAGTTTAATAGAGCGTATCTTTGGAAAAAAGGATAAACCTGTAGTAGACCCTGATGCTGTAGATGCTGCAGTTAAGGAAGCTATGGAAGCGCCTGAGTATTCAGCAGAAGGTTGGGTAGACCCTGACCTTGCAACACAGGACTACCCACCTATACCACGTGAAACAGGGCCAAACGCTGCAGAAGCAGCAGAGATAGCTGCAGCAAATAAGAGCGCAGCAGAAGCGTATGAGGCAGCAGGTACACAGCCGTTCTTACCTTTCGAGGCTGACGCTACAGCACCCACAACAGACTACAGTGATCCAAAACTATCTAACGAAATACAGGACACTATGGGTATTACAAGTGCAGTATTCCCTGCACAACCAAGAACTTCTATATCAAGGGATACTACAAAGTCTCCATCTGAAACTATGACAATGCCCACAGCAGAAACACCAGTAGTTATTCCAGAACCAGTTGATCCAGATGCTTTCAGAAAACGTGAACAAAAGACAGGAGTAGGTGGAAGAAACATAGGCGGCAGATAAAATAAAAATAAGGCTACTCGGCTACGGCTGACCCCAACATAAGGACCATAAAACATGGCAGAAGCACAAACTATTGAAACAGACTCAAAGTCACACCTAAGAAATATGTCACGTGTACAGCGTGACGAAGAAGAGCTAAACAAGCTACTTGAAGAAGCAGGTATCTCAAATGGAGAAGTACAGCAAGAAACCCCAGAAGAAGCTACGGAAGAGGAATCCAGTAGCGCAGAGCCTGTCAAGCAACCAGTTCAGGCAGAGGGTGATACCAAACAAAAAGAAGAACCAAAATCAGAAGCACAAGAAGAAGATTTAAGTGCGGAAGAGAAGACGTTTAAGCAGCGATACAGTGACATTCGCCGCCACATGGATGATAAGCAAAAGGAGTTCTCAGCTAAGATTGAGAAGCTAGAGGCGCAGCTAGATGCAGCAACCAAGAATGAGCTTGTGCTACCTAAGTCTACAGAAGAAGTAGATGCGTGGGCTAAGAAGTATCCTGACGTTGCAGGTATCATTGAAACCATTGCTGACAAGAAAGCTAATGAACGTGCCACTGATCTAGAGACACGTATGCAAGAGCTAGAAGAGCTACGTGTAACTGCACGTCGAGAAAAAGCAGAAGCTGAACTTGCAAGTATGCACCCTGACTTTGTTGACATTCGTGAGGATGATGCTTTCCATACATGGGCAGGTGATCAGCCTAAGTGGGTACAGGATGCACTATATGAAAATGCGGAAGACGCTAAGTCTGTGTCACGTGTGATTGACCTTTATAAAGCTGACAAGGGTATCACTACTAAAAAGAAAACCAACACGGACAAGTCTGCTGCAGCATCTGTAAAGACAAAAGGTAAAGCTACACCAGAGGCAGACGAATCGTCTAAGTATATTCGTGAGTCGCAGGTAGCTAAGATGTCTATTAAGGAATACGAAAAGCGCATGGATGAGATTATGGAAGCCCAGCGCAAAGGAAATTTTATTTACGATATGTCAAAAAAATGATTGACAATCCTCTTATTGTAAGTAAAACTATGGCATATACACATTAAAAGTGTGTATGCTTTAACAAGCACTAACCACGTTAAAAAGAACTACCTCTAAGTATAGGCCCGGCGTTAAAAGGAAGGCCATCCTGATAACACAGCCGACTACCCTAAGACGAAGAGCCTCTTTTCAGTGAATATGTAGTGTTGTATTTAAACGCCATATCTTTGAAAGGAATATAACTATGGCTATTGCATCAGCATCGGGTGGATTTAATGGCAACTGGTCGCCAGTAATCTACTCAAAAACTGCACAGATTGCACTTCGCAAAACTGCAGTTGTAAACGCAATCACTAACAACTCCTACTTTGGAGAGATTGCAAACCAAGGTGATACAGTTCGTATCCAAAAAGAGCCTGACGTAACTGTCAACGCTCTGCAGCGTCACACAGGTATCTCAGTAGAGAAACTTGATGACCAAGACTTCTCTTTGACCATTGACAAAGCTAACTACTTTGCTTTCAAAATGGATGACATTGAAGAGCAGTTCTCTCACGTTGACTTCGTTCGCATGGCATCTGATCGTGCAGCTTATAAAATGGCTGACAAGATGGATGAAGAGTGCTTGGGTTATCTCTCAGGTTACACTGGTGGAGCAGGTTCATGGGCAGTAAACACAACTGCTTCTGGCGATAAAGCTAACTCAGGTGCATCTGACGGCTCTGCAGCCGACAAAGTAGGTGCGGAACTTTTGGCAGCTAACCGCTTGGACGCTACTGATTTTGGTCAGTTGGGTTCTGCTGATAGTGCTTCAACTGCATATGAAGCAGGTGACTCTATCCCACTAGCACCACGCTTGCCCGGCGCAACAGCGTTGTCTTCAAGCACTGTGTCACCTCTGTCAGTGGTAGCACGTATGTCACGTCTGTTGGACACCAACAATGTTGACTCACGTGGTCGTTGGCTCGTAGTTGACCCGGTATTTGTAGAAATGCTGAAAGACGAAGACAGCCGCATGTTGAACGCTGACTTCGGTGGTTCTGGCCTACAGAACGGCTTGGTATTGAACAACCTACATGGCTTCCGTGTATACGTTTCAAACAACCTGCCTTACTTGGGTACAGGCGCAGGTACAAGCGGCGCTCTTGCACAGGAGACTAACTTCGGTGTTATCGTTGGTGGTCAGGATGAAGCAGTAGCTTCTGCTGAGCAAATCAACAACGTTGAGAGCTATCGTGACCCTGACAGCTTTGCTGACATTGTTCGTGGGATGCACCTCTATGGTCGCAAAATTCTGCGTCCAGAGGCAATCGTAACTGCGAACTATAACGCAGCTTGATCTTAACACATAGAGAGGCTACTTTCGGGTGGCCTCTTTATTGCTATATAAGGATTAAACAATGGCAATCACTACAGCAATGTGTACAAGTTTTAAGTCTGAGTTGTTAGGCGGTGTACACGATCTAGATACACACAGCATTAAACTTGCTCTAATTAAGAGTGGTATGTCTGGAACATATGGGGCAGCTACAACAAACTATTCAGATGTTACAGGTAACTCTGATGAATCTTCTGGTACGAATTATACTACAGGCGGTCAGGTTTTAGACAGTGCTGCTATCACTACATCAGGAACTACTGCTATAGTAGATTTTGCAGATGAAGTATTTGCTAATGTTACCACTTCTGCAGACGGTTGTATTATTTATAATGCATCGGCTTCTAACAAAGCTATTGCAGTAATTGACTTTGGTGGTACAGTTAGTGCTACTGCAGGTGATCTTACTATTGAGTTCCCTGCTGCAGGAGCATCCACAGCAGTAATTCGTATTGCTTAATAACATTTAGGATTTATCTATGGCGCTTGTCGTAAAAGATAGAGTTAAAGAAACTACTACCACTACAGGTACAGGCGCTATCTCTTTAGGTGGCGCAGTTAATAGGTTCGTAACTTTTAGCTCTGTGTTATCTGATGGCGATACTACTTACTACGCCATAGAAAACTTAGGTACTGCAAACGAGTTTGAGGTAGGTATAGGCACATATGCCTCTAGTGGTAATACACTTACTAGAACTACTGTCTTAGCTAGTTCTAACTCTAATAATGCAGTAAACTTCTCATCTGGAAATAAAGAGATATTTATAACGTACCCTGCAGATAAAGCAGTGTATGAAGATGCATCAGGTAATATATCTATCCCCGGTACTATAGATGGTCGTGACCTTGCCACAGATGGTACTAAGTTAGATGGTATAGAAGCTAATGCTACTGCAGATCAAACGGCTGCAGAAATACTTACAGCCATTAAAACTGTGGATGGTGCAAGCTCTGGTTTAGATGCTGACTTACTAGACGGGCAAGAAGGTAGCTATTATACAAATGCAGCCAATCTCACAGGAACACTCCCTGCTATAGACGGTTCTAATTTAACAGGTAGCGTCACGGCTGATTCGGCAACTATTAATGGTGACGTAGAAGTAATTAGTACGGACACTTCTTCTAGTGCTGGTCCAATTCTTTGTATGTATAGGAACAGTGCATCACCTGCAGATGGTGATTATCTGGGTCAGGTTAAATTTCAAGGCGAGAGTGATACAGGCGTTACAAGGCTTTATGCTAAAATCACTGGTAAAACTTCTGATGTTACTAATGGCACAGAAGACGGCTTAATTGAAACAGCAGTTAAGAAAGATGGTTCTAATGTTATTGTATCACGTCAAACAGGTACTGCCTTAAAGCTAATTAACAACACAGGTCTTGAAGTAGCAGGTCAGATTGATGCAGATGGCGGCATAGACGTAACAGGTAATATTACAGTATCAGGCACAGTAGACGGTAAAGATGTTTCAACCCTTGTAACAGCCGCAGAAGCCGCAGATGAAGCTACAGCATTAGCAATAGCACTAGGATAAAACATGGCAAACACATTTAAAGCAATAACAAAGGCAGGGGTCACATCCCTAGATACAATCTACACAGTGGCAGGTTCAACGACTACTGTTGTTCTCGGCTTGGTGCTAGGCAACACAACGGGCTCAAGTGTGACTGCAACGGTTACTCTGTCAAGCGACACAGCTAATCGTGCAGGGGCTAACAACGAAGCCAATCAGGATGTTGAGATTGTAACAAATGCACCAATACCATCAGCATCCTCTCTTAGCGTTTTAGATGGCAAGATAATCATGGAAGCCACAGACGAACTG